GCCTAAAGGCGTTGATGGAAGACTAATAAAACCAAAAGTTGATGGTCTTCCTGGACAAAATCCAAATGACGAAATAAGAAACATATTCAATCAAGCACTTACTTTTATCTCACAGGGACAAGGATTTTTAGGACAACTATAATAAAACATAGGGAGATTAAATAAAATGGGAACACTGACTAACTTAGTAGCAACAACACCAACATATGAACTGATTCTTCCAAGCAACAAGAAAAAAATCACATACAGACCTTTTCTTGTTAAAGAGGAAAAAATACTGCTTATAGCATCAGAGTCGAAAAATGAAAAAGAGATATACAAAGCGATGCAAGATGTGGTAGCAGCGTGTACATTTGGTAAAATTAATATGACTGAGGCAGCACTTGTTGATATTGAATATTTATTCGTGAATATACGAACAAAGTCTGTTGGAGAAACTGCGAATCCTCAAATTAAATGTTCTGCCTGTCAACATTCAAATGTAGTAAATGTAAATCTTACTGAACTTAATCCAGATTTTAATCCCGAACACAACAGCAAGATTAATCTCAACGATAGCACAATTATTGAAATGAGGTGTCCAACCTATTCCGACATCGAAAAGATGCAGGAAAAAAAGACAGATACCGAAAAGATGTTTACATTAGTTGCGTTGTGTGTTGATAAAATTTATACACCAGAGCAAACATTCACAGCCAAAGATGTTGGTGTGACTGATGTAACTGAGTTCATTGAGTCTTTATCTCAAAGTCAATTCAGGAAAATATCTTCTTTCTTTGAAACGATGCCTCAACTGACGAAAGAAGTGTCTTTTAAGTGTAGTGGATGTGGACACGAAAATACAATTACCCTTAAGGGGGTGGCTGATTTTTTCTAATAGCGACCTCCCATGATAGTCTAATGAATCATTACGAAACAAACTTTTCTCTAATGCAACACCACAAGTATTCGCTAACAGAAATAGAAGGAATGATTCCTTGGGAGCGTCGAATTTACATAGAAATGTTAATTCATCACCTTAAAGAAGAAAAAGAAATGATGGAAAAGCAGAAAGAATCTTAACTTAAAGTAGACTCCCCATGGCAAACGAAGGCGAAACTAATCCCAAAAATCAAACCGCACCAGGAAGCGATAGCCAATGGTCTGGTTCATATAATCGTGAAATGGTTGAACTATTGAGAAATCAATTGGACAATCAAGAGTTTCAGACCAAATATATCAAAGAACTCACAGAGAAGATTGAATCCTCGCAGCGTGAGGAATTGAATGCAAAGAAGAAACAGTTGGAGGCAGAACTGAAGGGAGATACTGCTGCTCTTGCTATAGCAATAAAGCAGTACGAAGAAGCCAAACTATCAAGATCCGAGTCTACAAATAGGTTAAGAGAAATTCAAACCGATGTAGCGGGAACTCAAAGGCAAATCACAGATGCAATTGAAATGATTGCTATTGATTCAAAAACACAGATAGATGTAGTAAAAAAAGAACTTGATGCCTCTTTAGATCTCACAAAACAAATCGCAGACACACTATCAGATGCTAAAATCAAAGATAAAACTATATTGGTTGAATTTAAGAATTGGTCGAAAGAATTTCTAAAGCAGTCTAAAAAAGAAGAGGATGAAAAATTAAAAGCGGAAAAAGAACTGTCTGACAGAAATAAAATTGAAGCAAAGCAGAAACAAAAAGACGAAGAAGAAAATCAAAAAAATAATGAAACCAAAGAACTTGCTCAAGAAGTTCGTAATGCACTTGAACAAATTAAAGGATCATCAAACGAAGATACTATTAATAGACTAATTGAAAGAACCGGAGCAAACATACAAAGTCTTTCTGTTGTTCAAAAAATGCTTAGTGATGCTATGATTGAATCAGGAGTAGATCTCAAAGACGAAACTGCTGTCATGGCTTTCAAGGCAAATTGGGCTAAGGAACAGAAAACCCAAGATAAGATCATTGAAAAACTCACAGAGATGAGGGATTCAATCCAAAAAGAGAATATACAAAAATCCATATATGAAACAATTGTAAAGCAAGGTGTTAATGAAAGAGTCGCAGAGATTCGTGCAGAAAGATTGGCAGAAAAACAATTCCGAGAAGAAACGCAAAAATTAAACAAACAAATAAGTATTTTCAAGAATATTGAGCAGGCATCCTTGATTCAAATAGCCGCTGTTGAAAGACAGAACAGGCAAGCAGTCGAGGACAAAAAAGAGATGAAGGAATTACCCGAATGGTATAAAGATCTCAAAGCAAATGTAAAAATAATAGATGCTCACATAATAGGTTTACGGGATACTATGAGAGAAGGCGGTTGGTTGTTTAAACTCATTGCGATTATAACATTTGCCACGGGATTGATAGTTGGAATGGTATCTGCCGCAATAGCAGAAGTATTCGGAATGATTACATCTGCTTTCAAAGGAGGAGGAATCATATCAAGATTTTTCTTGTATTTGAAAGAAACATTTCCAGCGATAAACAAAATGATCAATGGGATGAAATCATTTTTCATCTTTATCAAAAATGGAACTGCTATAGGTAGATACTTTGTATCAGTAATTAATAGAACAATAGGTGTTTTTACTACTTTTATTGCGATAATCAAAGATGTACAATTTGGTGCATTAGGATTCATAAAGATACTAAAATCTGTTTTCGCTCCTGTCATAGAAATATTCAAAATCTTTATGACTTCATTCAGACTTGGTTATGGAATAATGAGTGGTCTATTCAGATTTCTCAGAGTTCTTCGACCAATCATTTCATTAATTGGTAGAGCATTCCTCCCACTTACGATAGTGTTGACATTAATCGATGCTGTCATAGGTGCGTTCAAAGGATTTAAAAAAGATGGTATACGAGGATTACTTGTCGGAATATTTGCCGGAATTATAGATGGATTAACTCTAGGATTAATAGGTTTCGATAAAATCTATAAATTCATGAATAACATAATTGACTCCATAACAAAGGCGTTCAAAAAAATATTAGAACACACATACAATGCGATTAAATTGATTTTCAAGTACAGCCCCATAGGATTGCTTGTCCAAGGAGTCATGTGGATTTACAATAACTTCAATTCAATTATAAATGCTGCTAAAGAAACATTAATGCTTTTGTGGAAATATAGTCTTCCGAATCTGTTATATCAGGGAATCAAATATGGAATATCCGCAGCGAAAAAAATTATTGATAACATGAAAACCTTTATAATAGAGGGCATTGAAAAACTTCAATCATTTTTACTCAACTATAATCCAATTACATTAATCTATAAGGGTTTGGTAAGTCTGTCAGAAAAAATTTGGGCAGTGATATCGTCGGTAGTTCCAAAACTAGTCGATGATTTTACGGAAAATGTTGAATCTATTTTTGATGCCGTTAAATCAATAATTCCAAAATTACACAATAAATTAAAAAAGGAAGTCAAATCTTTTTTTGATGCAATTACAAATGTGATCAAACTGTCTAAAGAATTGGTCACCAACAGCATCAAAAACATACCTGCTGTCAAAATTGCAACAGCAACTTTTGAGTTTTTTACAGGATCTTCTCAATCAGCGACTCCCGAGACAGCAATAAAAACAAATCAACCCCTATTATCTGGACCTAAGTTGTTCACTCCAACAGAAACACCATTTCTTCGTGATTTTTCTTTTGATGAAAATACATTGGGTCCAATGGGGAAAAAACTAAAAGATGAATATGAAACAAAACAAAAAGCACTCAAACCAAATACACGCAACGGTCAAAATACCCAAACAAATGTAACCACAACAAATATGAACATAAGTAGTGTTAATAACAAAGGCGGATCACGACCGCATATAATTGCACCACAACCACCGAGAAACACGGAACCCACTTTCAGGCAATCGACAGGAATGGCTCATCCAAACGGATTGTTCTGATATTCATTGAATCATATAAAAAGAAACAACCCCCTTTCGGGGGTTGTCGGACCAAAGATGCTATCTTTAGTGGGGTTATGAGTATTTATCACTCATCATCTTCCGCTAACTTACGGAAGTACGAAAGTGCCTCAGATTCATCATCGTCATCAACAACACTCTTCTTTGCAGTAGTCTTCTTGGAAGACGATTCGGCAATCTGATTAGCCTTCCCCATCTTAGTACGGAAGTCCTCTGGCTCGGAATCTTCTGCCTTTACAGATGCGGCAGAAGATGCCTTCGAAACCTGTGTGAATCTTGCCGAAAGATCTTCATAAGATTTGAACTGATCTTCCGCAACAAACTCCTTAAGAGCATATTCCTTCTTCCACAATGCTTCCAACTTAGAATCATCACCCTCAAAGAGTGGCGCAGGAGCAGAGAAGCCGCTCTTTTCATAGGAAACATACCCTGAATCCATATGTGCTTTCAACTTAAAGTTGGCTCCCTTCCAAAAATCAAAAGGATTAAACTTAGGCTCATCGGGATCGGAAGGATTCATGGCTTCCTGCAACTTATCAAAGATCTTCTTACCATACTTAAAAAGAAAGACCTTTCCCTCGTTGTCACGATTTGCGGGATCGGAAACCACAAGAATGTTGCTGATATAAGATAACTTGCGTTTACGATCACGGGCAATCTTCTTGTTGGATTCGATGCCGCTGTTCCAAAGTTCATTGTTTGCCTCGCAAACAGGACATTTGCGGCCAAGTGTCGTTGGACAGTTTTCGATGAACCATCCACCCTTGCCTTGGAATCCGTGACTAAAAACCCGAATCATGGGAATCTCTTCACCATCGGCTGCCGGAAGAAAACGAATCACAGCCATACCATTTCCACTCTTGTCTCGCTCAAGCGACCAGAAGCGATCATCCTTTTGATAGCCACCTTCCTTGCCGCCCTGCTTTTCCATTTCCTTCTGTAGTTTATCAATACCGGTTTGAGCATTTTTCTTCAAATTAGCGAATGACATTGTATCTCCTTGTATTTTAAGTGTAGCGATGTGTTTGAATTGTAACTAAGATATCACATTAGTCAAGAGGTAACTTCGTGGTTTTTCTTTTTCCACGAACCATATTCAACGATTCAAATTCACTCTTGAGTTTTTCACGGATAGGTTTTGAGAGCAACTTTGCAGCCGACTCAGGCTCAATACCATATTTTTCACACAAATCAATGATTGATTCCATGTATTTACCGTTATTTCTTGTTCGGGTAAGTTCTTCGACTTCTTTTGAGAAGTCGTGATCTATATTCATAATTGATCCCATTAAATCATCCCTTCCTGTTCAGGATCTTCTTGTATGGGCATAGACTCTATAGTCTGAACCCATCTAAAAACTGCTCTTTCGAACTCTTCATGTGTCAGTAAAAGACCAAGTTGTTCACCCTTTTCGGTCATGAAACGAACACAATGATACTTTTCAATTTTTGCTGGCGGCAACACTTCACCCGAACTGAATAGTCGCTTGATGAATTTTTATCCCAGTAAGTCTTTATAACATCGAACATTGACTTTTTATAGTCAGATGGATCCTCAACGAATTCTTGTATTGTACCATCGTCCGTAACGATCAAAATGACAACTCTCTCAATCAAATCATCTTGATCGTAGTTTTGATTCCACATGTATGCATATGCAGTTGTCTGATGAAAATAATTGAGAATCTGATCTTTACTCTTGTCTTTGCCTGCGGTTTTAAAATCTACTACAGCCAACTTGCCATCGTATTCAGCAATACAGTCTACTCTTCCCGCAAGTAAAATTTTATCTGACCACATTGAAGTTTCAATTGCACGAATCTTGCCTATTTTGTCCAAACAAGGCTTCAGCAGATCAAACTTCATCCTATCGAATGGATCAGTTGGTATTGTTTTATTTTCACCAAGATAATCTTCCATCACTTGATGTAGACGATTACCTCTCGCTAATGCCTTTTTCGAATTGGCAAGATTTTGTGGATTTTTCCTCCACTCACGCCAAAAATCTTCCATTTCATGGTTGACAACTGTGGTAACCGATGGATACCAACGAAGTGTTGTTGGGGATTGATAGTATCTACCCTTACCCTCTAATTCGACTGAATTCAACTTCATTACTAGTAATCACGCATTTTGTGGCGTGGATGCGCTTTCTTTATTTTAGATAGTACTTCTCTGAAGCCATTATCCACCTTGCCTACGCTGCCAACCCGAATAGGGTCGCAAGCAGATGGAGCCTCTTTAATTATCTGTTCTACCTTCTTTTGACCACATTTTTCACAAGGCTTTTTGGTTGGCTTCTTGCGATCATCAATACGAAGCATCTCTTCGAATTCATGGTTGCAAGCCCTACAAATGTAGTCATAGAATGGCATAGTACTACTTGTATTTAGTCAACATCTGAATCAGAATTTGACGAACTTCCCTTAAGGGTTGCCATAGGCTGTGCATCACTACTCTTCACCCAAAAGAATTCCGGTCCCCATTCTCGGGAGTAAGTACTAACGAAATACTGTGT